AAAGTTCCTCAGAGTCATTAAAATATATGTTATAGGCTCCGTTATCGTCCGCTCCGGTACAGGCTATCCCCAATTCCAACGCTTTTTTCACATTTTCTTTATCACGGGAAAAATAAGCATAAGTATCACCACTGCACCCCTTTAATCCCACCAATCTTATCAATGGTTCCATATTCATATTCTTTAGTAGTTATGATTCAGATAAATATTTTATCAAACTCTCTTTGTCTTTGAAAAGTCTTTTATCCCATTTGGGATAATTGTTTCTGGGTACACTAAGTCCATCTGACAGCTTATAAACCATAAAGAAATTATCATCAGCATAGGATATTTCGATGATTATTTTGCTTATAGTTGTATGGATAATGTTATCCCCGCTCAGATAGCATACGCTATCTCCTACGTTAAATTCAGTATCTATATTCATACCTTTTTTAAATAATAACTGGGTAATCTTGTTACTAACAAAAATAAAAGTTACTTTTGTAAAAAATCAATCACTTGCAAGATGAGGAGTCTTGCTGTTTTTAAACGAGGTCAAGCGTTTTTATATGATTGAATAAAGTGGATGCCAGATTGCCGTCTGCATTCACTTTTATTTAATATTGAGTTATCCAATCATTGTGATTATCGTGAATGTTGCCAAGGCGCAGGCTGCCATTTTTCACCATAAAAAATATGTCAGCCGCAGTAGGCATATTTTGCCATGACAATTGAAATTGACATAAGATACTATTCCACTCAACAACTCTAACATTCTTTCCTGTTGGGTCATTCATTATATCACCCTCGTAAATCTCCTTTCCGCTCTTGTCTTTTAGGCCAGTGTATTGACCTATAGTTGTTTTATCACACATAACTCCAGACAATTGAAAGAAGTTGTGGGTTCTAAAGTTAGAAACCACAAACATCAAAACAGCAGTTTCCCATCCTTCTTCTCCATCACCGCATTGAAAACACTTTTATAGGTTTCATATAATTCTTTCCTACTTTCCGGTTCCGACCAATCGGCAAAAGACTCTCCGGCAAAGAATTTCCAAGCAAAGATACGTTTAGCTTTTTCGGATAAGCCTAATTGATCGATTATGTTCCGGACATCCTGCATACGTTCCCGGATATATTCGGTATGATCTGGGCTGTCGTCGGGTTCGTCGATGATATTCAGCCGTCGCCAATCTACATTCTCATCTACCGGAATAGGCTTGTATTTATGCCGGTATGGAGACGTGTCCGAGGTAACGTTTAACTTTATCATTTGCAGGATATAGAAGTCAAGTTCAGTGTATTTACCCTGTTTGGCTTCCATTAATCGGGTGAGATACTCCGGGGGCTTTTGAAGCAGCATACACATTACCTCGTTCAATACGTCAATAGCTTCGTCTGTCATTCCGGCAAGTGAGCAGTGATACTTAGCGTAATCCAGCCACCTGTCGTAACGTTTTTCAATATATTTATTCAATGCCTCACTTGCCATAGTCGTCTTTATTTGATATATTTGTTGTTGATTATGAGTGGGTGGCGCTGTGAGGCGCTGCCTTTCTTTATTTAAAATATTTGTACCTTTCTTTTTCGCTAATCGAGTAACAAAATAGAATAGGCATCCTAATGATTTTAGAATAATCCATATAATAAGAAACAATTCACCTATACATATTAAGATAATAAAAGGAGCGGTTAGTAATGATGCTATGATTCTTATATCTATTTTCATGCTTATTCCTCCTCTTCGTTCGTATCAAAAAGATTGGCTACCATATCGACAATATTTGTCTGGATATTATCTTCAGCCCCCAATACGGCATTACTGATGTGCTTTTTCTCTTCGATGATCCGATAGAGCTTTTGGTCGATTGTCCGACGGCCGAGCAGGTAGTAGCAATTCACAGAGTCTTTCTGCCCGATGCGATGGGCACGGCTTTCTGCCTGATCACAATCTGCATACGTCCAAGGTAGCTCAATAAAGGCGACATCGCTGGCTGCTGTGAGCGTAATACCGGCACTGGCCGCTTTAATGGAACAGATGATAACGTCCGTCTTCGGATTCTTTTGAAAGGCATCGACAGAAGCCTGCTTCTCCTGCATATTCTGTCGTCCGGTGACGCAGACGGCGGAAGGAAAAGCTATCATCAGGCGGTCTACAATTTCATGCAGGTTACAGAACAGGATGATCTTTTTCCCATTCTCCCGAAAGTCCTTCACGAAGTCGATAACCTCTTTCAATTTACCGCGTGCAGTAATATCTTTCAGAATACCAATACGAACCATCACTTCCCCTTTCAGTGACTTTTGGATTTTTTCATCATCTGCTTCCTTGTAGCGTTTCAGGTAATCGATCAGATCGCGCTCCGCATCCATATATTCCTTGCGGTTCGTTATCTCACAGGAAACAATCTGACGCACTTTATCCGGTAGTTGGGTGAGTACTTTCGACTTTTCTCTGCGGAAGAAGCAGTGTTGCCATAGCTTATAATTTAGCTCCTTTAGATTGCTCGCTTGGTTAGGACCGGAACAGTACCGAAGCATAAAACCTTTC